ATTGCAACTTTTTGTCATTATAGAAACAATGGTTATGAAGGAATACCAGAATCTACCACTGAATGGATGAACAATTGGTTTGACGAGAAAGCAGAAACTGGTAGGCCTATTATTGTAGAAGAAACAGCCAAAACAGAAGTTATTAAAAACACTTACGTACCTAGTATCCAAGAACGTATTAGGGAAGCAAGTGGCAATGTGATTGCATCTCTAGAAGAAGTTGTAGATGAATTCATAGAAGATCCTAAAAAGTTTAAGAAGCCAGACGTAGCAAAACTTTTTAGAAGTTTGAAGGTTAATCAAGCGCATTGTAGACACATTCGTAGTTTCTACGAAGGTCAACTTGCAGAGTACAACGAATTGACACTACCTGCTCGAGAGCAAGACGAACAACTCAAAGAAGCATATGCACATCTGAGTAAAGCTGATGTAAAAAAAGCTGTTGATCTGTTTCAAAGTATTGTTAGTGCATGTGATATGATTACAGCGGAAAGTAAAGCAACACGTAAGACACGTAAGCCTAGAGCAAAAAGTGCTGATAAACTTATTGCAAAACTAAAGTATAAAGTTAGTGATGATAAGTTCAAAGTTGCAAGTATTAATCCTATTGACATAATTGGTGCAAGTGAACTTTGGGTGTTCAATACTAAGACACGTAAAATTGGCAAGTATGTAGCTGAATCTATTGATCCTACAGGACAAGGACGAGAAGGCAGTGGATTGAGTGTCAAAGGCACTACACTACAAGGTTTCAAAGAGTCTGAAAGTATTGCAAAGACATTGCGTAAGCCTGAGGAACAACTTGCAGAATTTAACAGTGCAGGTAAAGTAAAACTACGCAAGTATCTGGATGAAATCAAAGCGGTTGATACAAAAATGAACGGCAGGATTAATGCAGATACAATTCTGTTGAAGGCTGTAAAGTAATAAATAGTGTATACCAAAAGGATACACTATGGCAACACTAGCATCATTGAGACAAGACGTAGTTGACTATATCCGTTTACGCTTAGGCGACGGTATGGTCGATGTCGAACTTGATCCAGAACATTACGATAATTCAATCGATAAAGCAGTAAAACGTTTTCGTCAGCGTAGCCAAAATGCATACGAGAGCAGTTATGTTTTCTTGGAGATTGTAGAAGGTCAACAAGAATATACTTTACCAGAAGAGATTGAAGAAGTACGCCAAGTATTTAGACGTAGTGTAGGAAGTGGTAGCAGTGATACTGGTACACAGTTTGAACCTTTTGAGGCTGCTTTTCAAAACACATATCTGTTGCAAAGTGGACGCATTGGTGGACTTGCTACATATGAAATGTACTATCAGTATCAAGAACTAAGTGCAAGATTGTTTGGAGGATTTATCAACTTTGAATTTAATCCAACTACTCATAAAATTACATTACTAAGAAAGTTTACTGCTAGTGGTGAACGTGTGGTATTATGGACATACAATTTACGTCCTGAAAGCAGACTTTTAATGGACAGACATAGTAGTCCTTGGATTAATGATTATGCTTTGGCCCTCTGTAAATATACGTTAGGCGAAGCTCGTAGTAAGTTTAGCACTATTGCAGGACCACAAGGTGGAACAACACTTAATGGTGATAGTTTAAAAGCCGAAGCACAAGTCGAAATGGAAAAGCTAGACGAAGAGCTAAAGAACTACGTAGACGGTAGCGATCCACTTTCTTTCATTATTGGTTGACATTTACTATTAGTTAAGTTATATTATACAAAACTAAGGAGTAGACGTATGAGTAATATTGAGTACAAATTCAATGAAGGCGAACTTATTAGTGAGTTCAAAGATTATATCGATAGCACCTATGGTGCACATTACAGCAAAAATCAATTTCAAGCAACGGAGTTCATTATTGATGGTGGACATGGAACAGGTTTTTGTGTAGGCAATGTACTCAAATATGCTCAAAAAAAAAAAAAAAAAGGATCACATGCAGATGCACGTAAAGACCTGATGAAGGTTTTGCATTATGCACTGATTCAATTACATATTCATGATACTACAGATCCGGAGTAAGATCACCTCTTTTCCATCCAGTCTGTTCTAATTCAGCATAGCAATTTAAACATACTGTTTTTAAATTTTTATGTGAAACGTTCTGTAAATCTCCATCGATATAAAAAACAGTAACTTGACTTCTAAATGCGGGTTTGAAATCACAAGCCTCGCATTTTCTTTTGAGCTTATATCCTGCATCTACCCAAAGTGGTTTTACAGGCTTGTGTTCCTTTAAACACTGCTCGCATTTTTTCCTATAAAATATTTTACCGTCTCGGTGATAGTTAATTGCTTTTGGCCTATCACCGCAAGTCTCACATATGGGCCGCATAGTGTATTTAACACGGACCTTTAAAGGGAAACGGTTAAAACGGTGTTTTTTAGGGTGGTACGGATAAATAACTGCATATAAGATTTTATGAATCTTCAACGGACGAGGAATATAAAATGGCACTAGTATCACCTGGTATTGAAGTAAGTGTAATTGACGAAAGTAATTACGTTACTACAGAAGCAGGCACAGTTGCAGCACTTGTTATTGCAACAGCCCAAGATAAAACAGCAGGCTCAGGTACAGGTACAGCACCTGGTACTACAGCAGCTAATGCTGGCAAAACATACCTAATTGGTAGTCAAAGAGAGCTAACAGCAACATTTGGCAATCCTACTTTCTATAACACAAGTACAGGCACACCAATTAACGGATATGAACTTAATGAATATGGTCTACTATCAGCATACAGTATGCTTGGTGTAACAAATAGAGTTTACGTTACAAGAGCAGATGTTGACCTTGCAGAGCTAGCACCAAGTGCAAGCCGCCCAACTGGTACTCCAGCAAATGGAACTATCTGGTGGGATGTAAGTGCAGATACACGCTGGGGAATTTTTGAATGGAATAGTACAGGCACATTCACTAACAAAATTCCGACAGTGATCACAAGTACAAATGACTTGACAGGCGGCGTACCTAAGACAAGCATTGGTGCAATTGGCGATTATGCTATAGTAACAACAAATACAAACAATCCTGTTTACTATAAAAACCGCGATAATGCTTGGGTGCTAGTAGGTAGCTCAAGTTGGATGACAAGTTGGCCAACAATTGCAGGAACAGTTGCTAGTCCAAGATTTACTAACAACAATACAATTACAATCAATGGCACAACAGTTACTATGTCAGGTAGTACAGTAAGCGAACTTGCAACAAGCATTAACAACGCAAGTATCACTGGCGTAACTGCTGCGGTAAAGAGCAACAAGATTGAAATTTATGCAGATAGTACAGCAGTTGGCGTAGGAAGTACAGCAGACGGTAAGATTGTCCTTGCAAACGGTTCAGGCACAATCTTAACAGATGCTGGGCTAACAGCAGGAACTTATGCTCGTCCGGCAGTGCAGCAAAGCGCACACTATACAGTTCCAGCGTGGAAGTCAACAGACACAACACCACGTCCAACAGGAAGTATCTGGGTTAAAACAACAAGTAGTAACTTAGGATTCCTAGCAGACGTAAGCACATACAGCACAGCAACAGGTGGCTTTGCTACAGGTCAAGCACCTGCATATGAAAATGATCAGACTGCTCTTAAAAATCTTGATACAAAAGGCGGATTGAATATTTCAGCAGGTAGCTATTACGTGCAATATGATGTTAGTGAAAATGACACAGTAACTTACAAATTGTTCCAGCGTTATAGCGCAGGCGCACTTGAAGTTACAGGCACAGTCACAAGTGCTAACCCACTTACAGCAAGTGAAACATTTACAATTCAAGCAAGTACTCCAAACAGTACAACACTTACAACAGCAGTTACAGTTACACTAAGTGGCACAAGCCTTGCAGATATGGCAAGTGACATTAATGGTGCAAACGTATCTAATGTAAGTGCAAGTATTAACAGTAGTGGTGCACTTGTAATAAAGCATTCAAAAGGTGGTTTAATTGTATTGAAAGATACAAGTGGTACACCACTAACAGATGCAGGTATTACAACAAGCATTACAACAAAGCAAGTACGTGCTGGTAACAACAGTGATTTGATTCTAAGTAACTGGATTGCACAAACTTATACTGCAAGTACAAGTGCACCAAGTGCAAATCCAAATAACGATACTTACTGGTATAGCTCGGGTTTTGAAGCAGACATTCTTGTACACGATGGTACTACATGGAGAGGTTATCAAAACATTACTGACACACGTGGTTACAACTTGGCAAACACAGATCCAAATGGTGTTATCTTTAGCACAACAGAACCAACAGAGCAAAGCGATTCAACTGCTCTAGTAAATGGTGACCTTTGGATTGATACAGGTGACTTGGAAAACTACCCACAACTATATAGATATCAAACTGTAGATAGTGAACAAAAGTGGGTATTAATTGATAAGACAGATGTAACTACTGAAGATGGCATTTTGTTTGGTGATGCTCGCTTTATTGGCGATACAACAACAGATGTTGTGACAGGGACCATTCCAACAACAAAGAGTTTGTTAACTAGTGATACACTAGATATTGACCGTCCAGATCCAACAATTTATCCACGTGGTATGCTACTGTTTAATACACGTCGCAGTACGTATGGTGTCAAGCAGTTTAAGAGTAATTACTTCTCACGTACTAACTTCTCAGATACATCACTGTATCCAACACTACCTACAGAGAAGGATGCATGGATTACAACTAGCGGTTCAACTTTTGGACGTAAAGCAGTACGTACAGTAGTTGTAAACGCAATGAAGTCTACACTAGATGCAAACACAGAACTACGTGAAGATGCTCGTAATTACAACCTACTAGCAGCACCAGGGTATCCAGAGCTAATTAGTAATATGGTATCACTAAACAACGACAGACGCCAAACAGCGTTTGTAATTGGTGATAGCCCAATGCGTTTAGCAGCAACAAGCACAGCAGTTGAAAACTGGGCAACAAATGCATCGGCAGCGGCAGACAACAATGAAGATGGCTTAGTTACTAGCGATCCATACCTAGGTGTGTTTTATCCTTCAGGTCAAACAAATGACTTAAATGGAAACACAGTTGTTGTTCCAGCAAGTCACATGGTGCTACGCACTATTGCACGTAGTGATGATTTGGCATTCCAGTGGTTTGCACCAGCTGGCACACGCAGAGGACTAATTGATAATGCAGCAAGCATTGGATATGTAAACAGTTCAACAGGAGCATTTGTTACAGATAACGTAAGAGAAAGTTTACGTGATACACTTTACACAAACAGAGTAAACCCACTAACATTCATTAATGGACAAGGTCTACTTAACTTTGGTAATAAGACACGTGCATCAACAAGTTCTGCACTAGACAGAATTAATGTTGCAAGACTTACAGGTTATCTACGCAGTCAGCTACAAAGCATTGCTACAGGTTATGTATTTGAGCCAAACGATAAGATTACAAGAGATGAGCTTAAACAGCAAATTGAACAGACTCTTAACGATTTGGTAGCAAAGCGCGGTGTATATGATTACCTAGTTGTTTGTGATGAAACAAATAACACAGCAGATAGAATTGATCGCAACGAACTTTATGTAGACGTTGCTATTGAACCTGTTAAGTCGGCGGAATTCATCTTTATTCCAATTAGACTTAAGAACACAGGTGAAATTGCCAGTGGTAATGTAGCAGCAGCAAGCAACGTATAATAAAAAACAATAAAAAACGTGGGGGGTTAACCATGCCCCCCATTTTTTATGACTGATAAGTGATAAATACTTTTATAATTATAAGGAGCAAGCTGATATGTCAGTTTCATCATTGACCAAATTTACAGTACCTGTAGACGGTGACCAGAGTGCAGCAAGTCAAGGCTTGCTCATGCCAAAGCTAAAGTATCGCTTTCGTGCTACTTTTGAAAACTTTGGCGTATCAACACCAAGAACAGAACTTACAAAACAAGTAGTTGATATCACACGCCCGGCAGTTACATTCGAGCAAATGGAAGTGCCAGTATACAACAGCAGAGTGTACCTAGTAGGCAAACATGAATGGGATCCAGTAACAGTTAACTTGCGTGATGATGTTAACGGAGGAGTAACAAAACTAGTAGGTGAGCAAATCCAAAAGCAATTTGACTTTATGGAACAAGCAAGTGCTAGTTCAGGTATTGACTACAAGTTTATCACACGTTTTGAAATCTTAGATGGCGGTAATGGAGCAAGCACACCAAGTGTACTTGAAACTTGGGAACTTTACGGTTGCTTTATCCAGAATGTTAACTATGGTGACTTGAACTATGCAAGTTCAGAGCCAGCAACAGTATCACTAACCCTAAGATTTGATAATGCTGTACAGGCACCACTAGGTGACGGTATTGGCGCTAGCGTAGCGAGAACACTAGGTCAAACAGTAACTGGCAATAGGAGTAATCCGTGGCTAGTATTAACAGTCAGTTAAGATCATTAACCAACGACGGCACGGTACGTGACTATGCACATGCGTCACGTACTTTTGTTGACAATAACTATGAATTGCATCCTAAATTTGCAAACTTATTTCATGTTGTTTTCAATTTCATGCCAGAAGCAAGCACACTGTTTAATACTGTAGACAAACTTGAGATTCCTATTCTAGTCAAAACTATAGATCTTCCAAGTTTTACTATTGATACACAGACACACAACCAATACAATAGGCAAGTAAACAGTCATCATAAAATAATTTACAATCCAATTACTGCTACATTTCATGATGACGCAAAAGACTTAATTCGTGAACTTTGGAACAAATATTATATTTTTTATAGTGCTGACAGTACATATGATTTAGACAGCAATAGCTACACGCCATACGACAAGTACGGTAACCGTGTACAGCAACAGTGGGGTTTGCAAAGAGGAAACAAACGTTTCTTTAAAAATATACAAATCTACAGTATGCATAATCATAAGTTTACTGAGCATACTTTAATAAATCCTATAATTACTGCATTTAATCATGACACGCATTCATATGAAAATACAGGTTTATTGCAACACACAATGCAATTTGCATATGAAGGTGTAAAGTACGCTACAGGGTACGTAAATAATGTCACTCCTACAGGATTTGGAGATTTACATTATGATACAGAACGTAGTGACCTAGATCCTAACACACAAAATGAAGCATTTATAAATGGGCAAATGAGAGACGTCGCTGGGCAACAGGCAAGAGATATGTTTCAAGGTAATGTAATAGGTGTTGTAAAAGAGGCTGATGTAATTTACAATAGTAGTAAACCTATAACAAGTGGAAACGTAATACAAGATACATTTAATATCTTTGCCAATAACTTATTGACAGGACAAAAACCTACAAGTAATATATTAGTACCTGTCGTAGGTGCATTTAAGCAAACAGGTGGCAACATTGCAAACAATATCACAGATGGTATAATAAACACTGCTACGGATTTTGCAACTAATTTAATAAGTAGTCAAGGGCAAAATATTAGTAACACTTCTAATCCAAAAGCTCCTAGTATCCAAAATAATCCTATAGCAAAAAAATCTACTACAACAAGTGCCACAAGAGCTTTAAGGCAGCGACAGCTTCAAGACAGACTTAAT